GGTTGGCTTCGGAGAGAACGAACTCGCCGGCATAGACCGGCTCGGTGATCGGGTTGCTCATGGCTTTGGTCCTGCCGTTGAGACGCGCCGGCCCAGGGCGCCAGGGTATCGGGCGGGGAAGCGGAGCGGCCGGCAGCCCCGAAGGGCGACCGCCGGAGCGCGACCTACGGAAAGCAGCGCGCTTAGCGCCGCGTGGTGACGACGACCTCGGCGCGCTTGGCGTAGATCGAGGTGGCGCTAAGGCTGGCGGCCGGGGCGGCCGCCGCCGGGGCGTCGGGGCCGAGGCGCGGCGCGTGGGGCGCGTAGCTCTCGACGCGCGAGGCCTTCGGCGACGACGCCAGCGCCGCGATCGTCGCCTGCAGTTGCGGCAGCGACTGGCCGGACTTGATGGCGGCGAGCGCCAGGTGCGGGTGCGAGGTCGCCTCCGGGCTGGCGGCGATCGCCGCGGCGTTCTCGGCCGCCTGCTTGTCGTCGGCCGGCATCTCGTTGGGGTCGCCGGAGGGGTCGGCGACCTGGCCTTCGCCGTCGCAATCGGCGCACGGCGTGCCGTCGGCCATCAGGCCGGTGCCGCTGCAGGTCTCGCAGTCGACGTAGCCCGGATCGGGGGCCGCGGCGGCGGCGCCGTCGGCCTCGGGGGCGGCAGAGGCTGCCTTTCGGGCCTTGGCGGCGGCGGCGCGCCGGGTGGCGCGGTTGGGGTTGGCCATGGCGGCCTCCTCTCGGGGTTGGACACGGGCTTGCTCCGCCTTGGGCGCGGAAGTCTCGGCCAGCAGGGCCTCGAAGGCCTCTTCCTCGCTGGCGATGGCGTCGACGAAGCCGAGCGCGAGGCCGCTGACGTCGTCCTCGTCGTGTTTGGCCATGAAAACCTGCGCCTGGGTGGCGATCAGGGCGTCGACGGTGAGCTTCGGGCGGCCGGCGGCGACGTCGGCGCAGAAATCGCGGCCGCACTGGTCGATTTCCTTGGTCAGCGAGGCGATCGCGGCCGGCGAGAGCGCCTTCCACCAGGCGCCGTCGGTCTTGTTCGCGCCGAACTGGATGGAAACCACCTCGACGCCGGCCTTTTCGAGGGCGCCGGCATAGTTCTCGTGCACGATCACCGCGCCGATCGAGCCGACCAGGCCGACGCCGGGCGCGAGGACGCGGTCGGCCTGCGCCGCGATCCAGTAGGCGGCGCTGCAGGCCATGTCGGCGTAGACCCAGATGGGCTTGCCGCCGGCATTGCCGGTCGCCCGGGTCTCGCGCATGAAGGCCGCCAGGTCCGGCAGGCCGCCGGAGACCACGCCGCCGGGCGACGACAGCCGCAGGAAGATCGCCTTGACCCGGTCGTCGGCCATGGCGTCGCCGATGCCGGCCTTCAGGGTGTCGTACCCGTGGTAGACGACGCCGCAGAAGTCCTCGCCGCGCTCCACCAGCGGGGTGTCGGCGCACATCAGCGCCACGCCCTCCAAGAGGCTCCAGCAATAGCCGGTGTCCTCGACGTCGCCGGCCCAGAGCGGCGCGTAGGCGAGCCGCTGCTCGATCGGCGGCGGCGGCGCCCAGTCGTCGTCCTCCATCGCCATGACGCCGCCAGGCGGCCGTCCCGCGCTGCCGGCGAGCCCGACCCGCCGCAGGAAGGCCTCCAGCCGCCCGGGACGCTCGAAGGCGCGCGCGTCGACCGCGCGAACGCGGTTCGCCAGCTCCTCGGCGGCCATCGGCTCGAACAGCAGCGGACGACGCGCATAGCGCGACGCCAGAAGGGCGGCGTTGGTCATCGGCGCTCCGTCAGGTCAGGCGGCGAGGCTCGGCCGTGCGTCGAGCGACAGATCGTGCTCGGGACTGAGCGCGATCGCCCGCAGCCGCGCCATCGCGCTGGCGCCAGCGCTTCCGTCGGGGCTCTCGGCAGGCTTGGCGGGCGGCACATCCTCCGGCGCCGGCTCACCCTCGGCGTCGGTGGGCTTCGGCGCGGCCTTGGCGGGGTTCTTGGTGTCCTCGATCGCCTGGGCGATCGCGCTGTCGGCCGGCTGCAGGCCGAGCTTCTGGCGCAAGGCGTTCTCGCGGGCCTGCTGGTACATCTGGTCTTCCCAGTAGGTCCCGTTGGCGGCGCACTCGTCGTCCATGGTGGTGATGCCGAGCTCGATGCGCGCGGCGGCGGCCAGCACTTCCTTGACCGGGTCGATATAGCCGCGCGGCGGTCCGATCCAGCGCGCCTCGGCGTAGGCGTCGACCGCGTCCCAGAAGTCCGGCGCGCCGGCCGGGACCGTGACGAAGCCGCGGTCGAACGTCTCCTCCAGGAAGCGGACGTAGAACGGGCGGACCAGCTGCGCCTCGAGGATGCCCTGCACGGCCTGCGTCTCGGCCCAGGCGTGGATCAGCGCGGCGCGCGCAGACGAATAGTTGGTCTGCGAATAGTCCATGCTGACTTCTTCGTAGGTCACGCCCAGCGCCGAGGCGATCAGCCGGACGATGGCTCGGGTGAAGGCGTCGTAGCCGGTCACCTGGCGCGAGGTCGTCGCCATCTCGACCTTGTCGCCGTAAGGCAGCACCGAATAGGCGGCCTCGTCAGCGTCGGTGACCGGGTGCTGGTCGTACCAGCTTTGCCGGGCGGTCTCGATGTCGCGAATGTCCTTGATACCCAGCGCATCGCCGACCGCGTCCGGCCCGGCGCTGGAGTAGACGAAGCCCACCTTCAGCGCGTTCAGCGCCGCGTTCTGCAAGGTAAAGTCGGTGAATTTCGAGAAGGCGCGGAACGATTTCAGCACCTGCACGAAGCGGCTGACGCCCCGTGACTGCGCCGCCCGTTCCGGATCGAACCAGTGGAACACCTGCAGGCTGCCCCACGGCGTGAAGCGCTCGACCGGCCGGAAGCGGAAGGCGTCGCCGTTCCAGACGTAGTCGGCCGGGTGCGCCTCGCGGAACCAGTAGCGGATCGGCTGGCCGCGGTCGTTGTGCTCGACGCCGGAGCGGAAGAAGGCGTCGTTGATCCTGCCGATCGGGTTGGCGAGCCGATCGGGGTCGACGATGCGCAGACGGGTCGCGTAGCGGGTGCCTTCGTCGGCGGCGAGCTCGCAGACGCCGACGCCCTCCCCGTCAGGCCCGACCAGGCCGTGCATGGCGATGCGCAGCTGCTGGCCGAAGGTCACCTTGCGTTCGGCATCGCACTGGAAGGCGTGGCCGTTGGCATAGAGGTTGAACTCGGTCTCCAGCTTGGCGGCGAGCTCGGCGGCGGCTTCGGGCGCGATGCCGAGCGCGCGGGCGTTGGGCTTGGCCGAGAGCCGCCAGCCGCTGCCGACTGCGCTGTTCTTGCGACGCGCGATCGCCGCGCCGGCGACCGGCTCGTTGCGCGCCAGGTCGCGGGCGCGGGCGACCAGGATGTCGCGGGCCGGCAGGTACTCCAGGTCCGGCGACTGGATCGAAGTGCGCCAGCGCTCCAGGAACTGGCCGCGGTGGCCCGATCCTTCGAACGCATGCCCGGTGAGGCCCCACCCGTCTCGGTTGGCCTCGGCGCGGACGCGGCGAACCTCGGCCACGCCGATCGGCTGGCCGCGCGCGTCGAGGACGCCGCTCGCGGTCATACCCGGACCCTGACGGTGCCGTAGCGGGCGCGCGTGGTGGCGACGCCGCTGGAGAGGTTGGCGATCTCGTCGCGCAGTGTCGGAAGATCCGCGCGGCTATAGACGCGCTTCTCGCCGTTGTACTCGACCTCGGCGATGGCCGTGCCGGTGATCAGCTTATCGAGCGCCGCCTGCAGGGTGGCGAGGCGCGCGGTGTCGGCATCGCTGAGCGCCATGCTCGCCTCCTTCAGTTCAGGGCCCAGGGGTTGCCGTCGCCGCTCGGGTTCTCCGGCAGCTCCGCGTGAGACTTCTCGGGCGCGCTCCACAGCGCTTCCATCGCCAGCACCCGCGCTTCGCCCTGCGGTGCGCGTAGGACGAACTCTTCGGCCCAGCGAGCCTCGTCCCAGGTGTGCAGGCGCTTCTGGTATGCGAGCGCCCAGTTGTAGACCGCCAGGTCGAGCTGCTCGTTGGCGCGGCTCTCGACGCGCTCCC